AAGCCGACGAACTCCAATGCCCAGCCGCGACCACAACAACCCTCAAGCAGTGGCAGTTCAAGGTCGAGCGATGGCTTCTGCTTTAGCACCGTGCTTGCCATCGTGATGGCGCGCGGCGATGGAAAGGCAGTCATGTCAGGCTCAAAGTCGTGCAACTGGTCCTGCTTCCAGCGCTGGAAGGCAATGACCTCAGGTGCCACGTCATTCTTGGTTGCCCACGACGCCCAGTCGTCAACGCTCGGCACAAGCTCGACCTGCACGAAGCGATTGCGAAGCGGTGCCGGGATTTGATTGACCACACCACGGTCGGCCACGCGGTTGCCAGCGGCAACGATGCGGCAACCCTTGGGAAGCTCGTAGTCGCCCAGCTTGCGGTCAAGCACAAGCTGGTACGCCATGCCCATCACCATCTTGTCGGCGCTGTTCAACTCGTCCAGAACGATGAGGACTTTTGCGTCCGGGTCGGTTGGGAGAAGCTGGTCACGCAGCCAGCGCACAAAGCCAGCGGCCACGTCCGGCACCGGCAGGCCCTTCAGGTCCGACGGGTCGAAGATGGACAAGCGGATGTCAACCGCGCTGTCGAGGCCAGCGTCGGCAGCGATGTCGGCGTACATGTACGACTTGCCGATGCCGCTTCGTCCATAGGTGAAGACCGGCAGGTTCGCATTGATGCAGGTCAGGATGAACTCACGCCACTTGGCGGGGGTGAGGGATGAGATGTTCATGTCTGTGTTTTTCATAACTGCTCCTTTTGACACAGGTGGACATATAATGTCCGGGGTTGCCCCTGTCAACGGTTTATTGACAGGGGCTGAGACGCAAAGCGTCGGGGTTAGCTTGCTGCCCCATAGGCAGACATAGCTGCAAGAATGTCGTTCGCATCCTGACCGACCTTCTTGCACAGGGCCTCGTTCTCACGAAGCTGGTCACACGAGTAGGCGGCAATCTTGGTGCGCATCTCCTCGCAGTGCTTGGCAATCCTGTCGTCGTCAGTGACGTTCAGGAAGGGCAGGACATCGACAAGCTCTTTGACGTTGTCCAGCATGGTGTTGCGGAAGACGCCTGTCTTTTTCTCCTTGCCGGTGACCGGGTCAACGACGGTGCCATATGCAGCACAACTGGTTGCCACACGTTCCAGCACGTCATGCATTCGGTCCCACAGATGCTGTTGGGCATCCTCGAACTGCTGCCGCAGGTCGGCTTCAGCCTCGCGCTTCATGCGCTCCTCAAGCTCGACGCTGTCAAACATGCCGTCCCACTGGTTACCGTCGGGGATGACTTGGTAGGACACGCGAAACTTGAACTTGTCGCGCACCGCTTGAACCGGCGGGTAGTCGCTGGCGCGGAAGAGTTCGCCCAGCTTCGCCTGTTGTGCTGCGCGGTGATTTTCGTACTTGCCAAGGAAGTCCTCGACAAGTGCCTCGAAGTTGTCCTTGTGTGTCTCCATCACCGACTGGTGTCTGTCGAGGTTCTTGATGGGGAGCAAGAACACGCCATGCGCGAAGGGCATCGTCTGATTACGGTTGGCCTTGCGTGCGGCGTCGGCGGCGTCACTGATTTCCTTCAGCAGGGTTGAGCCGGGGAACAGGGACTTGGTAACCTTGGCACCCTTCTTGACGGCACCCTTGGCAGCGGTGACCTCGGCGGTCACGTCGCGGTCAACAATTTCGGCTGACCACTTGCTGATGTTGACTGAGGTGAGGACGGCGAGCTTTTGGATGTTGCTCATGTGATAGGTCTCCTTTGAGAAATTTGTGTCCACCCTAATGTAGACAAGTTTTTGACGGGGGCAAGCCCCGCAGGGGCGCGGCTATCTGCGGAACCGCCTATAGCCAAGCCTGTTATCACGCCAGCGCCCGAAGTGGTCGAGCGCCGACATGGTGGAGAAGAGCGCGACCAAGAAGGAACCGCCGATGATAAGCAGGTTGCCACCACCGTAGTCCATGTGGTCACGCGCAAGTTCTTGCGCCAAGGCGAAGAACGTCACCGCCATAGCGGCGTTTTTCAGGGTGTTAAGCATTGTGTTTACCTCCAATTACTTCATGCATCATGTCGCGAATTTTCAGCCCAGTTTCGACTGGGTAATCGTTACGGGCGAGGACTTCGGCCTCACGCTCTCGCTGCTTGTCCACGATGGCGCGAATTTCGCTGTCGAGCAGGTCCATCACAAACTTGTGTGTCTTCCTGCACATCTCAGCGAGGCGGTCACCTTCTTCGTGCCGCCCTTCTGACCAAGTGTTCAGCCCGTACATGGCATTGCCAAGCTCACCGGCCATCTTGCTGGCCAGTGCGAATGGGTGCGGGTTGGTCTCGAAATTGTCTTCCCGCATCCGCATGGCTGCGCGGATGGCTTTGTAAATCTCGCCGCCCATTTCAACGTGGGCCGGGGTGAAATATGTACGCTTGTTCATTGGCATGTTCCTTTTCTGGTTGCCGTAGCGGTGGAGTGTCCACCGGCTGACCGCCGGGCGTTCCGACCGTCAGCCGGGGGCAGGACCGAAGCCCTGCCGCCTGAACTGTTTTCCACCCTGCCCCGCAGACCGTCGCGTCACTGGCCGGTGACGGGTGCGAGGCAGGGGCCGCTGCGCCAGCCGGAGAACCGGGGGCGCTTGGTGCAATGGGGCGCGCGGCTGCGCCCGACCCCGAAGGGTCAGCCCGTGATGTGGGCCAGCCAACCAGTGGAGCGTCACCCGCCGTCAAATCGGGGTGCGCTCAATTCAAACTCAAACAGCCGGGGTCCGCCCGACTGCCACACTGTCAGCCCTGATTCGGGGGTCTGAGTTCATAACGTCCTTTTAGCGGGGGCGAAGCCCTGCCCTGTCCGGGGGTCTGTTCAGTATCGGGGATAGGCGTCCTTTGCGCGGGATGATTACCGTGCCTTGACCGGGGGTCTGTGAAGGGCCGCGCTTGGTACGGCTTGTAAATCCTACAGCCAAGCGAAGCCGGACAATTGACCGTGTCCGGGAGGTCTGACGCCGCACCTGAACATTGACCGGTTCCGGTGGGTCAAACGTGCCGTAACGACAGGGACCGATTCCGAGGGGTCTAGTGACAGTGTGCTGGTGAAAGCAATGTGATTTGATGAACGGTGAGAAACAGGGAACCGGAGCCAGCGCGCAGCCGGGAGCGGGGAGTATCGGGGGCGCGGAGTGGCCATGCCAGTGCATAGCCTTAAGCCGCGCCGGGTCCGACTGCCGTCGCCCTAGCGTTGCGTGGTGTCACCCGTGTGGGTGCCGGTATGAACATTGTCAAACAGCGCGGGGCGCGTGGCCCCCTACCCTCCGAAGAGGGCATGTGTCGAAAATATGTTAGACCATCTCTGAAAACAACCCTTAAACGTCAAATAAATTTTAGACAGCAGAAAGCCTGTTATTTATCAGCAGCTTACTGTCCAAAAAAAATTAGACAGGCGTAGGCAAAGCCCGGAACGGGCGCGGAAATCGCGGCACTGACCAATGCAGGGATGCTAAATTACAGGGGGATTGAAAGAAACAGAGACACCAGCCACCAACAGAGATTGACCAGCCAATGGCAAGTAAGAAGAACACCACAGCATCAGGGCTGACCGCAAAGCAGGAAGCGTTCTGTCAGGCATACGTTGCCGGGGACAGCAAAGGCAGCGCCACAGCGGCCTATCGGGCAGCATACCGCGCTGACTCGATGAAACCCGCCAGTGTCCACAAAGAAAGCTGCGTCTTGTTGGATAACCCCAAGATTGCCGGGAGGATTGAGCAACTAAACGCTGATATCACCGCTCAACACCGCTTGCAGGGCGTCGGGTTGCGCCAGCGGGTGCAAGATGGGCTGCTGGCCGAGGCTATGACCGCCGAAAGTCCAGCCGCACGCGTCCGGGCGTGGGAGTTAATCGGCAAGTTGCAGGGCGTCGACGCCTTTGCTGCGGACAAAGTCGAGACCAGCACAACAATTTCAAGCAAACAGGCCGAAAATGAACTGCAGCAAGCGATTGCGGACGCTCTGCAAGATGACACTGTCATCCAATTGTTCAGCAAGTGACTGATATCGCTGGATTGTGGTCCCGTGACGCACGGGACACCTTATCATCGGGCGTGGACCCGCGCGCGCACCTGCGCACATGCGCCTGCCCCCGCACCCCCCCGCACACACGCGCGCACACATACACGTATACATGCTATTCCACAGCCATAATCCCCAAAAAATGGGGAAAGGGGCCAAGGAATCCTGCCCCCTTGGGGGTAAATCACTGAAAACGGGTAGGGAATCCTAGCCCCCCGCATATTTCATACATATTTTAGAGTTGACTTTCTCTAAAATCAGAAATATCCTTTGCAAGCGAGTCAAGCATCGCAAGCTGGAGAGGGGGGTCATCCATTTTATCTCCTTCCACCTCTAGAGAAAGGGTGACCCCTCATGTCCAGACTCATCTGGGAAGATGAAAACGGCGAAATCGAACTTGACGAAGAGCGGATGGCTGACTGGTTCACGATGGCCATCCACAATATCCAACATTACGACATCCCAGAGGATGAAACAGCGTGGATGTTGTTCTTGATGGGGGCCGAATCTGCCATTCGTGGCAATAAGGGGGAGTCACTACATGAGACGGGGGAGTCGTAAGCATGACCACAAGGTCAGTAGTTCCACCCAGCGGTTGCAATGCGCCGGATGTGGGGGCTGGTTCGAAGCCAGAGACAGCGACTGGGTCGCCCTTGCCACAGGAGACTTCATCCACTGGGGTGATAGATTCGGGCAAGGTTGTCATGAAGCCTTCTCAGCCATCTATAGGCAGCGAGCCGCAGCAGATGAGGCACGAAGCTTGGATGAGAAAAGCAAAGAGCGCGGCAGACGACTTGCACGAAGCGTTGACAAGAAAGATGTCGAGTTCTTCTTCTGACCTCGTCCACAAACCATCCCACTACAATCAATCTGGAATTGAATGCATCGAAGCCATCCGCGCCGCGTTGGGGCCAGAGGGTTTTCGCGCCTACTGTCAGGGCAACGCCATGAAATATCTGTGGCGGCATCAGTATAAGAACGGCAAGCAGGACATAGAGAAGGCGCAGGTCTACCTCAACTGGCTACATGAGGGGTATGACGACTGATGGAGTACAACTCAGACTTTCGATATGACCTGAAGCGTGGCCAGAAAGCCGAGAAGTGGCTGGGTGGTCTGCTGGAAGCTGACACCTTAGAGGTGAAGCGTGACTTCATCGCCCACAAGACCAAGCGTGTTTTTGTCGAGTACGAGTGTAATGGCAAGCCCTCAGGCATTAGGACCACCGAAGCTGACTGGTGGGGCTTCGTCCTAGACGACAGTGCCGTGATGATATCGACAGAGAAGCTGACACTTCTTGTGAACGATGCCATTGCGCAAAAGCGATACAGGCGTGGTGGAGACGGCAACAAGTCTCTTGGCGCTTTGGTCAGGTTACAGGACTTGGTCGAATATAGGTACACACCTCCAACAACCACTGAGGAGTCAACAGATGAGTAAGTTTGATTACGACAATAACAGGGAAGCAGTTCTGGAAGCTATTAGTGAGAAGCTGCTGGCCGACTGCCGTATTCACCGCAGGAACATTGAAATGATGTGTGACAACCCGGTTGGCATCGGAGACCACGGCAACATCGTTGAGACAATCATGGGTGAATTAGAAAAGTACGAACGGGCTAGTTCGCTGATGGAGACGGCGTCGGAAATGATTGATGAATATACACAGGTGAAGGTGTAATGGACTTCGGTGATTATCAGCAAAAGGCGCGCGACACTGCCGTCTATCCGCGCGAATACTCAATCCTATACCCGACACTTGGTATGTGCGGAGAGGCTGGCGAAGTCGCAGAGAAGGTCAAGAAAGTTATCCGCGACAAGGGTGGTGAGTTTAACGACTTTGACCGGATGGCAATCCGAAAAGAGTTGGGTGATGTTCTTTGGTACATGGCGCAGATTTGCTCCGACCTTGATTTTCACCTTGAGTCTGTAGCGTGGACTAACATAGAAAAACTGCGCCGCCGTAAGGAAGACGGGACGCTGCGCGGTTCAGGCGACGACAGATGAAATACTGGCACAGGATTAAATACTATTATCTGACACATGACGGCATTGAGATGCTGTTGTTTGCAGTGGTATTCGGCTCCTTCGGCTGGATTGCCTATCATGTCATTAACGGCATCATCGAGAGGTTTGGCTCATGAGACAATATATTGTCTTGGGATGGGACAGCGTGATGAACAGCGCACTCAATCCCCTGAGAAATATACCTGACACCAACACACGGCATCTGGTTATGCAGATACTTGCGTGGATGTGGTGCATCATCTTTAGCATGTCAGTTGGTTCTCTAGTCGTATTCGGCATCAGCGCAATCGTACACACCTTGTTGCTGGCAGGAATTGCAATCACCGTCGCAACATTCGAAGTGGCAAAACGGTCACCTCAATACTTCGGCCCGTTAGGCAGGGGTAAAGAGGGAGAACACGACTAACATATATAGGCACTGAACCACCTGTGCGTGATACTTTCTAGGTGTGGCGTATAATATCCACATCGGTGACAATGGAAGCATCCGCACAAGAACTCCTCAAAAATCTTGATAAGCTACCCGCCCATCATTACGAGGCTGTGTCTCAAGCCCTAGCAAAGTGGCATGAGAGCAAGCAAATCGACAGGGCCAAGACGGGCTTCCTCGACTTTGTAAAGATAGTTTGGCCTTCTTTTATTGAGGGGCCGCATCACCGCATCATGGCTGAAAAGTTTCAGAAGGTCGCTGATGGTGAGTTGAAGCGTATTATAATCAATATCGCTCCTCGCCACGGTAAGTCAGAACTTACCTCATGGCTCCTTCCCGCTTGGATGCTCGGTAGAGACCCCAGCAAAAAAATCATCGCTGCAACGCACACAGCAGATTTTTCGGTGAGGTTTGGTCGGAAGGTTCGTAACCTTATCGACGCTGAAGCATTCAAGACGGTATTCCCAAATGTGTCTCTGAGGGCTGACTCAAAAGCTGCGGGACGCTGGGATGTGTCAGGTGGAGGGGAATACTTCGCCGTTGGTGTTGGTGGTGCCATGACTGGTCGTGGTGCTGACCTGTTAATCATTGATGACCCACACTCTGAGACAGCGGGTATCAGTCCCTCCTTAGATTACTTTGACAGCGTCTATGAGTGGTATGCCTCTGGCCCACGACAGCGTCTTCAGCCGGGAGGTGCCATTATCATCGTGATGACACGATGGCATGAACTAGACCTGACCGGTCAAATCCTTCAGTCGTCCGAAGATAGGAAGGGTTCAGACAAGTGGGAGGTAATCGAACTCCCTGCCCTTTACGAGGACGGTGAGCCGCTTTGGCCAGACTTCTGGAGCAAGGAGGAACTCACAGCCCTGAAAGCTGAACTGCCCATATCAAAGTGGTCAGCGCAGTATCAGCAGAAGCCGACATCCGAAGAGGGTGCGCTCATCAAGAGAGAGTATTGGCAGGAGTGGCGTAAGTCTGACCCGCCAAGTTGCAGTTATATCATCCAGTCCATTGACACCGCGCACACAAAGAATGCCCGTTCGGACTACTCAGCCATCACCACATGGGGCGTCTTCGACCATCCAAACGACGACGGTCAGATGGTTCCGAATATCATTCTACTAGATGCGGTAAATGAAAAGCTGGAGTTTCCCGAACTCAAGAACAGGGCGCTAGAGCAATACTATGCATATGAACCCGATGGGTATCTTATCGAAGCTAAAGCAGCGGGTCTGCCTCTCATACAGGAACTTCGCGCTTCAGGTATTCCTGTTCAAGATTACACTCCGAGTCGCGGCCAAGATAAGTTATCGCGCGTTAACTCAATCACGGACATCTTTGCCAACGGTATCGTCTGGTATCCGAAAACCCAATGGCT